TGATGGATACAGAGCGTGGCCAATGAGTCAAGAAGCTTTACAAGAGTATATGGCAACATCATATAACGGATTTGCAATAGAAACTAATCCTCAAGTACTTAATAACCATGAAAATAGTTTATCTGGTAGATTTAAAATGGGCGAAACAGTTACTGGTTCTGTCAGTAGCGCATCAGGAAAAGTTACTAAAAAAATAGTCGATTTAAGTCAGTTAATTGTACAAGATACAACAGGTACATTTATAGGTTCATCAAACGGAGCTAAAGAATTAATTGTAGGAGCAACATCAGAAGATTCAGTTTCTACTTATAATGTATATAATTACATTGACGCTCCATACTATTATCACAGAACAGACGATGCTCTTAAAAAACCAGTTACTAATAGTGACCATATTGTTGGGGGTGTATCACCAGCTAACTTATCTTTTGTTACAAACAGAGCGCATCTTGAAGAAACAAATGATAAGAATGCTCAAATAAGAGTTATCGATCCTTCTAGCATGACTGCTTTTATAAAATCATTTAAAGAATTACTTAACAGATGAGTAACAACTATAATTCAGTCGGTAAAGATAACTTATCGGTATCTCCGAAGAGTTATAGTATTGACCAAGCTATTATTACAGCAAACAATGGACATGAAGTTGAATTAAAAAATATTGTTCATGATATAAAAATTCATGAAGGTTTACATCGTTCAGGTATAGTAGTAGAAATATTCTTAGTAGATACAGCTAACCTTACAAATGAACTAAAATTATCTGGTAATGAAAAAATTCATTTAATAATTGCAAGAAATGAACCAAAACTTGGAGAACAAGGATTTGATTTAGAACTTTATATTGCTGATATAACAAATTTTTCTGAACCAACACCAGCATCTAAATCTTATACTCTTGTATGTGTTTCTAAACATATGTATTTAAATAATAAAAAACTTTTAGATGGAGCGTTTCAAGGAACACCTCGAGCTTTGGTATCTCAAATAGTAAAAACTAATCTTGACTCAAAATTACAAGTAAGTGCTTCAACAAAAGGTATTATAAAAGGTATATACCCTAATATACAGCCACTTCAAGCTATTAGTTGGCTCTTAAGAAATTCTTTTGATGATAATACTCAAATATATTTTTATGAATCAGCAAAATTTGGATTAGTTTTAACATCATATGCATCGATACTTAATCAAAATGAAGTATATGGAAACTATAACAGAAATCCTAATCCAACTGAGACAATGTATAATAGTAAAGAAGAAAAAATGTTTGAAGAAGAAAGACTTAAAATACAAAAAATGGCATCTTCATTAAATGTTTCTAAATTAAATGCATCTTCAAAAGGAACTTTTGGAGGAGTTTTAAATAAATTAGATATATCAACTAAAACAAGAAGTGATAAAACCGTTCAATATGATACTCCTAAGATAAGATTAAATACCTTTGCGCCAATAAATGATAAGATGACTATCGATGGTCAAAAGATTACTGATTTTAAAAAATTTAAACAGCATTGGATAACATATAACGCTAATGCATTTGATAATCATCAGAATTATCATAATCCGACTCAAGATGAAGCATTATTAAGAAGTAGAATGAGTATTAATAATTTAGATACTACAGTAGTTGACCTTAATTTAACTGGCGATTTTAACTTAGCTCCTGGTTTAATTATTAGTCTTGCTATATTAAAACAAGCTGATGTATCAGAAGAACTTTCAAATAAAGAAGGAGCTGATGGAGAAATATTTGATAATTATGTAAGTGGTGCTTATCTTGTATCAAGTATTACACATCATTTTGGTAAAGAAGGTTATAATATAAATGCTAAAGTTAAAAAAGATTCATTTATTGAAGAACAAATAAGAGGTAAATAATGTTTGATAGGAAGGTAGACCAATTTAAAAACGGAGTCTTTACATGGTTTATTGGCGAAGTAAAAGATATTAATGATACTAAAAATTTAAATAGAGTAAGAGTACATGCTTATGGATATTATGACGGAGTAGTAAATAATGGAGATTATCCCTGGGCAACTGTTATGATGCCAACAACATCAGCATCTATTAAAGGTAATGGTGGTAATCATCACTTAGAAGTTGGTTCATGGGTAGTAGGATTCTTTGCAGATGGTCCATCAGCTCAAGACCCTATAGTTATGGGTTCAATCGCTACACAAACAAATGGAACACAAGATATACCAAGTGACGCATCAGTAGATAATAAAGTATATGAATCAAAAGCTGGTCATTTAATTGAAATTGATAATAAAGATGGTTCAGAGGAAATAAGAATTACACACGGTAAAAAAGATTCACATATTAAAATGAAAAGTGATGGCTCTATTGAAATAAAATCAGTTGTTAAAACAACAATATTATAATGTCGACGCCAAATATTACATTGCCACAAATAGAATGTCCTGATGTTTTATTACCTACTCCAGCTAATTTAAGAAACTTATTTAGTGGATTAGCTACACATGCTTATCGTTATGAGATTGATGAATTAAAAAAAACTCTTGAAGATATAAGAAAGTTAATAAGTTCTGTCGACCCTAAGTTTGAAAAGATAGAAATACCAGAAATAGAATGGGAATTAATGATAACTAAGTTATCAGCTGATTTTCCAATGTATGTACAAAAACAAATACTTGAATTAATAAATGCTTTGTTTCCTATTGACTTTAATGTGACTATATTAGGCATACAAATTAATATAATTGATTTTTTAACTGACCCAAGTAGTGTTTTAGATAATATAAAATTAGAAGAGATTGATAGTATATATGATTTAATACCAGATGAATATAAAATATGGGATAAATTTGAAACAGCTGATTTTAAAAAAGAAACTGTAACAAATTATATACGTTCTGAAGTTGCAAAGAAAATGAATCTCTTATTAACTGGTGGATTCTCTGGTCTTATAGATTTATTTGATGAAATATGGGACGCATTAGAATTACCATCATTTCCTGGATTACAAGAAATAGATTTAGAAGCTTTAATACGAGATAAAACAATAGAAGAATTAGAACAGGTACAAATATTTGGATTTAGTTTATTAGATTTATTAGGTGGAGAGTTTGATGATAAGGTAGAAATACCAGAGTTTCAAAAAGAAAGATTATTAAAAAGAGCAAGAGAGTTTACAGAGGAATGGCAAACATATCTTATAAAACTATGGATTCAAAAGGTTGAGGATTTTTTTAATGCTATAGGATTAGGTGCAATAATTGATTTAATTACATTTAGTTTCTGTGATTACTTAAAGGTAATAGGCTTTCCATCAACAATAGATTTACCAGAATCAGTACAAACATTAATTAATAACACACAAAGTCAACTTCCTAACACAACAGTTGAGCAAGGAAGCAATTAAAGAGTATAAATAGTATTATGGCAGGATTATATACAGGCGACAAGCAAATATCGGGCGATTTAGAGCAGGCAAGAAATGTTTCTAGAAAAAAAGCTCATCGCGATTTAGATTTATCTTTAAAGATTCATCCTATACGTAAAGATATTATACCTTTAAAAGACGATGCTGCTATTAAGAATGCAATAAAAAATTTACTTATAACTAATTTTTATGAAAGACCGTTTGCAGATGATTTAGGAGCTAATCTGAGAGGATTACTTTTTGAACCTGCTGGGATAATAACAAACATAGAATTAAGAAGTAATATAAGAGATGTTATAGAAAAGTATGAACCAAGAGTATCAGTCACAAGTATCGATATAACTGATAATATACCTAGGAATGAATATCTTATAGAAGTTTTTTTTAATATAAAAGGAATCAACGTAGAACAAGTCGTTGAAATACCACTTAGAAGGTTAAGATAAAATGGCAACAAATTTAAATGTAACGGAACTAGATTTTGCAGATATAAAAAATAATCTCAAAAACTTTTTAAAACAACAAACAGAATTTAATGATTATGACTTTGAAGGTTCAGGCCTTAATGTCTTATTAGATGTATTAGCTTATAATACTCATTATAATGCTTTAAATGCTCATTACTCATTAAATGAATCGTTTTTAGATTCAGCTCAGATAAGAGGTAATGTCGTAACAAGAGCTAAGTTATTAGGATATACACCTAGGTCTGTTTTATCTCCAAGAGCTACAGTTAATATTGTTGTTACTAAACCAAATTCAGGTACTATACCAACAGTATTAGAACTTACAAAAGGGACTAAATTAAATACAGTTGTAAGTGGAGAAGAATTTCAGTTTGTTGTTTTAAATACTCAACAAGCTACGTTAAGTGGTTCAACATGGACATTTAATAATGTCACTCTTGTTGAAGGAACTTCAAGAGAATTAAAATATAGAGTTGATAATGATATAGAAAATCAGAAATTTCAACTCTCTGACTTTGATGCTGATACAAGCACGTTACGCGTACGTGTACAGGCGAATGAGGAATCAACAGCATTTGACGTATATACAAAATTTGAAACATTAAAAGGTGTAGATTCTACATCAAAGGTTTATTACTTACAAGAAAATCCAAGCGGTTATTATGAAGTATACTTTGGTGATGGCGTAACTGGATTTAAACCAACTAATAATAATATCGTAACAGTTGATTATGTAACCACTAAAGGTACTGAAAGTAATGGTGCAAATTTATTTACAATGGTTGATGATATTGGTACATTTGATAATATTGCAGTATCATTAGTTGCAGCAGCTGCTGGTGGAGCTGAAGAAGAAACAATGGAGTCAATAAGATTTAACGCTCCTCTTACTTTTATATCACAAAACAGAGCAGTAACAGCTGATGACTATGCAGCAATTATTAAAAAGGAATTTAGTAATATAGATTCTATCTCAACATGGGGTGGTGAAGATAATGACCCACCTGACTATGGAAGAGTATATGTTTGTATTAAACCTTTATTAGCAGAAACACTTACAACAGCAGAAAAAACAAATATTACCGGAGCTATTTTAAAAGGTAAGAATGTTGTATCAATTACTCCACAAATAGTAGACCCTAACTTTACTTATTTAGAATTAGATGTATCATTTAAATATAATCCTAATTTAACAGATAGAAGTTCTGTAGATTTACAATCAGTAGTAAGAGATACTATAACAGATTATAACTTTAATAATTTAAATAAATTTGATGGTGTATTTAGACACTCACAGTTAACAAGAAATATAGATAACAGTGACCCAGCTATATTAAATACAACAGTAAGACCGAGAATGTTTCAAAATATTACACCGGCAAATAATGCATTAAATAACTTTAGTTTAAGTTTTTCATCTCCTTTTTTCCAGTCAGGTAATTCAAGTGCATTTTTAATATCATCTTCAGCTTTTAAAATAAATAACGTCGACCATTTCTTTGGTGATGAGCCTATTACTGATTCTACTAAAAGAAATGTAATTGTTTATAAAGTAGTGAATGAAGTTAATACAACTGTGATTAAAAGCGCTGGTGAAATAGATGTAAATAAAGGTACTATTCTTTTAAATAACTTTACGCCTGATACCACTGATAATATTAAAATTACTGTATTACCTAACTCACTAGATTTAGGACCAAAGAGAGACCAATTAATATCAATTGACAATAGTTTTGTAGTTATAACTCCAGAAATAGATACAATTGCAGTTGCTGGTTCAGCCGGTTCTATAGACTATACAACAACATCAAGATTTAAGTAATGGGATATAAAAAAACATTAACTCCTGGAGCGATTGAACTCGAACAAGGAACTCTGTCTCAAACGAAAGAAGATATTCGTTTAGACCAAATAATACCATCCGAAATATTAGAAAATAAAGATAAGCTAGATAAATTCTTACAAGCTTATTATACATTTATGAATATGGATGAATTTATTTATCAAGAAAATAATGTTTTTACAGATGTTGTATTAAATGGCCAAGCACAATTTAGAATACCTGACCCTAATAACGAAAATAATAAATTTTTTACAGATGAAACTGGTGCAGGGTCATCTCTTGTTTTAACAGCTCCTGATGGTACAACAACTAATATAACTTTAACTGATGTCAATGTAGCAATAACAAATGGTAATGAACTACCTGGGACACTCGTTAATTCAACATCTGAAATAGGTAAAACATTTACTGTTAACGGTTTATCAGCTCATAATAACTCTTCAGCTAAATTAACAACAATACAAAAGAATTGGGTAGGTCCAGGTCCATCATATGTAATGAATACTATTGAACAGGCAATGGATATTGATACAAATAGCGAAGGTTATTTAGAATTAATGCAAAAAGAAATTGCTGCTACAATTCCAAGAGGAGTTACGGTAGATAAAAGAACTCTTTATAAACAAATTATAGATTTTTATAGATTAAGAGGTACATCAGATTCTATTGAGATATTTTTTAAAATATTATTTAATGATATTGCTGAAGTAGAGTTTCCTTATGATAAAGTATTAATACCATCATCTGGTAATTGGGATGTTAACGCAGCTCTTCCAAAAGGTGGACAATATTTAGATAATAAAGGATTCTTATCTGATAGTATTGTAGTACAAGATAGTAAAAAATATCAAAAGTTTTCTTATTTAATTAAGACTGGTAAAAATTTAGCCGATTGGGACTTATCATATAATAGATTAGTTCACCCAGCTGGATTTATTTACTTTGCAGAGATATTAGTATTCTTACAATTAACAAAAGCTGTATTAGGAGAAGATGTTTTTAATCCTAATGGTTATGTAGACCTAGCTCCAAACGGAGAACCTTCTGGTAGAAAAAGAACAGATGATTTAGGATTAGCAATAAGGAAAGTTTTATCAGCGATACCAGATAGACAGCCAGGTATTATAGGACCAGAAGATGTTCCAATACTTGTTGAGATGTTTGTTTCAGCTTTCTTACCTACTATTACAGCAAAGGTTCATAAATCAGGTACTGTTTCAGTTGATTTAAAAAATGGTATAATAAATGGAACATCAATAACATCTGGCGGTACAGGTTATACAGCAGTTCCTGTTATAACTTCATCAGATAGTGGAACTCCATCAGGATTTACAACAGCAACATTAACAGCTGTTCTTACAAATGGTTCAGTATCTTCAATAACAATAGGTAATGGTGGTAAAGATTATAATACAGCAGTTTTAAGTATTGCTGCTCCAACAGCTCAAACATTTAATGGTTCAAGTAGTTCAATTGTAAGTACTTCAAATAATAATATTACACTTACTGCAACTCAAAAAAATTCATGGGTAGCAAATGATAGTATTACATATAATAGTGGTGGAGGAACATCAATTGGTGGATTAGTTTCTGGTACAACATACTTTGTTAAAACAATATCAGGCAATGCTATTTCTTTATCAGCAACAGCAGGCGGAGCAGAACTTAATATATCAGGAGTTGGTTCCGGAACATCACACACATTTACAGGAGCAACTGCAACTGCAACTGCCGCAACTTTAAACGGAGCTTTGGAAGCACTTACAATAGGAGAGCCAGGATTTGGTTATACTGGTTCGTCACTGACAATCACTTTTAATGGTATATCCCTCCCAGGACTTTCTGGCGTTGCACCGTCGGTGACGGTAGGTTTAGACGCTTTAGGAAGACTAAACAAAGATGTTATAACTGTTAACTCAGAAGGTAGCAATTGGCAAAATTTAGTTGGAACAGCTCCAGCAAATCCAAATGCAACTAAAATAGCATCTGTTGATGTTGTAGGATTGGCAGATAAAAACTTTTTAGTAGCTCCAACAATTTCTTTTCCAATACCACAATCAAAAGATGCGACAGGAGCTTTCTTATCTACAAACGTAACGGCAACAGCAGTATTTACTATAGATAGCGACGGAGAGATAACCGGTACAACAATAACAAATGCAGGAAGTGGATATATTAATGACCCTATTCTTACAATTGGAAGTCAAGCAAATAATGAAGTAAGAATAGCAGACCAACAAGAGATAATAGAAGTTAATTGTAATCATAATCATGTAGATACATTAATAACAGAAGTTAAAACAAATCCAGTACAAGCAACTGGTTCAATAATGACTTCAACAGGTACTGCAGTTAAATTTTTACCAGAGTCTAAAGTTAAAGTAGTAAATGCAAGTTTTAGAACTGTTATAAATAATAATTACATACAAAGAAAAGGCACAGATAATTTTTATAATACAGCTAGGCTTTATAATAGTAACCAAACAATTGAGTTTTTAGGTAGTAAAACATTGCAAACTATCGACTCAAGTGATATAAATAATAATAACACAAGTACTTTTGTACATATAGAATAACCAGGATAGAAGAATGGCAGCAATCATAACATCAAATTTTAGAACAGTAAATGCATCGCATTTTAAAGAGCAAATAGAAGGCTCTAGTGTCTATGTAGCAATAGGTAAATCAGACGTATGGTCTTTAACCACATCTGATACTACAGATACAACACCTTTTGTTCCAGGAGATAACTTAGACCAGTTAGGAGAAGCAAGAGCTAACCTTATAGCTATGAAAAAAATCGTATCTGCTGATATTGCTCACGTAGTACCAAGACATACTTGGACATCAGGTAATTCATACTATGCCTGGGATTCAGACGACGCAAGTATATTTGATAAAGCGTTTTATATCGTAACATCAGAATTTAAAGTTTATAAATGTATTGTGGCTGGTGGAGGTGCTTCAAGCATTCAGCCAACTCAAACATTAACTTCTCCAACTGCAGAATCAGACGGATATACATGGAAATATATGTATACAATATCAGTTGCTGACGCAGAAAAATTCTTAACTAATAGTTATATGCCAGTTAAAACTGTTTCATTAGCAGCAAGTGCTACTGTAGCAGTCGCTTCAACAACAGCTACAATTATACTAACAGAAACTGTTCCTGGTATACATGTTGGAATGACAGTAAGTGGAACGAATGTAGGTTCATCTAAAACTGTTTCAGCTATTAACGGTTCTGTATTAACATTAAGTGGAGCTCCATCAGGTTCAGTATCAGGTATATTAACCTTTGCATATGCTAATGATGCCGCGGCAGAAGCTGTTTTATCAGAAGCAGATTATGCTCAATACTTAAACCAAAAAGCTTCAAGAGATTCATCAACGGCCGCTGGTATCGAAAGAATTGAAGTCACAGCAGGTGGAACAGGTTATACAA